CATTGTGGTTTTCATACCAAGTTGATATGAAGAACCAGTTAGATACTGAGAACCTACAAAGCGAGTTGCACCCGCTGTCCATGTGCCACCAATGTCGCCTGTTACTTCTAATTTTGTAGCAGGACTAGTTGTGCCAATGCCTAAGCCTGTACTAGTCAACCGCATTTGTTCTGCGGCATCAGTAGCAAATAACAAAGGCAAAAATGCACCAGTTCCAGTAGTTCCCGCAGATAATGTTATTGCTGTAGTTGAAGCAATCAATGCTCCAACACTTGAATTATTTAAATTGCTATTTGCAAAAACATTCAAAGATGAGGCAGAGCCTGTTCCACTTGGGGCAACATTAAATCGTGTTGTTGAATTTGCTTGATTTGTAACAAATGCAAACCTATCGTTAATTGTTGCGCCAGTAGTGTCAGCAGTCAAACGCTGAGTTGCGCCACCAAAATTTAATGTAGTCCCATCAAAAGTAAGCGCAGAACCGCTTGTAACAACCTTAGAGCCGTTTAAATAGGCTACTCCGTTAGCAGTACCTCCAGAGAGGGTTACAGCACCTGAAGCCGCTAATGTTGTGAAAGCACCTGCTGCAGCCGCTGTACCACCAATAGCAGGAGGGCTTGCTAGGTAAGTGCTAAAGCCTGTGCCTGATACTGTAGAGGATGCTGATAAAGTAGTGAAAGCACCCGCAGCCGCTGTCGTAGTTCCAACAGGGCCGTTAAACGAGTCACCAACAGCACCAGTCTGAAAGTCCTTCAGTTGGCTCATCAACTCACGGATAGCGTCATTGATGCCAGATGGCGCACAGCCCTCCGCAATATTGATCGAGTCAATGTCTGTGTTATTCGCAGGGGTAGCGCTGAATTCTGAGATTTTTGTCTTTGCCATGTTAATCCTTAGGGGTTAGCCATTCCAGTTAAATCAATTTTTCTTGGTTGTTCAGCCTGATACAACAAATTGAACATTGTTGGATAGTCTATGTTTGGCATCCTGTTCTGTACATCAAGAAGACCTTTAGCGACACGACCTGCACCATATGCAGCTTCTCCCATCAAACGAGGAGATGATGTAGCTAATGATAATGGAATTACTGGACTACCAAATGCACTACCAGCTAATAAAGCAGTAGGAATTGATGAAGCACCTTGTAGACCACGAGGCGCATAGTTGCTTAATGCTTGACCTGCTAATGCTGGCATCATCTGTCGACCACCAGCTTCTTCAAGCTGCCTAACCAAACTCATGCGCTGTCCATAGTTTGTATTGACATTGTTTCGCATGACTGATTGCAATTTACGCATTTGCGTATCTACAGAGGCATTTCTACCTTGTGACAATGTTTTTTCAATTTCACGGATAAGGTCAGTAGCTTCTGAATACGCTTGCATTGTCTTAGCGTATGTTGGTGCTTGCTTTTTAATTTCGTTCTTGATGCCGTTATAAACTTCATTAACAGCAGTTAAAGTTGTCTTTTGTTCAAAAGGAATATCCTCAAGAATTGCACCAACTTTTTGCTTTAGCTTATCAAGACCTTCTGGCGTATGAAATTCAATAGGGTCTAATTGCTTCCAAGCATCAATCTCTGCTTTTGCAGAAGCCAACTTGTCAAATGCTTTTTCATTAACTATCTTACCTTTGTAAGTAGTTTTATTCATAGCGTTATCAATGGCTTTATCAATACCATCAAAAGACAAAACAGTCTTATCTTTGCTAATACTAGCCATCTCTGTACGATAAGCGTTTTGACGCTGAATAGCCATTTCAGCTAAATTTTGTTTAGCAGCATCTAATACTTCAGTTTGCGGAACTTCACCACGCAAATTAGCTTTAAAAATATCAGCAGTTTCACCACCACTCCTACCAGCTTGATATGCTTGACCAATTGCATCAGCACCTGCGCCTGTCTTCATACCAAGTAAAGGCTTTGCTACTTTTCCAGTCACATCTACTGTTTTTCCAATAGCTTTAGCAGACAACATCAATGGGTCAACAGCACGAGCAGCAGTAGCCAATGCAGGTGCAGCCCTTGTTGGCAACATAGCACCGCCAGTAAGAACAGTAGAAAGGTCTGCCATAACACCAGCAGGGTCTGTAGCCAATGCTCGTTTAGCACCTTCTACGCTACCATAACGCTCTACATAGTGTTGACCAACTTTAGATGCTAAGTCACGGCTTGCTTTGTCTTCACCTACAGCTTTAACAAGTCGCTCTGGTAATGCGTTTTGTAAGATGCCAGCACCAAGGTCTAAAACTGCTTTAGCTGTTTGAACTGGACTTGTGACTGCTTGATATATGTCACCAACCATACTTCCAACAGAACTAGGGAAATTTGTAACAGCGCCTGTTAAAACTTGTTCTGTAGAAAGTTTTTGACCACCAGCAACTCTATCAAGAGAAGTAATTTGTTTGCCAGAAAAGTCTTTAGCAACACGAGAAATTACATCATCTTTTGTTAAAGTTTCTGGTGCGTTACGATAAACATGAGAACTACCATCATCAAAAGTTACTGTAATGTCAGCCATATTTACCACCCACTAGATGTTGGCTCTGTCTTTTTCTTTGGAGGAGAAATATCCTTCAAAAGACCAAGACCGAATGTTTTATCCAAATTACGCAAAGCAGTCACATTAGCCTCATAGCTAAGTTTAGGGTCTGTGGCAGCTTTCAAATACATTTGCATTTCAGCATTTGAGTTCATTTGAGAAGCCGACATCCCCGTTGCTTCTTTGATTAAGTTAAGCAACAAAGGACGAGTCTGTTCAATTATCTGACGCTGTTCTTGGTTTTTAGTTCCAAGCGCACTACCAACAAATTGACCAACAGCCGATGTACCCATCTTTGCACCAATGTTCTCACGACCACCAGTTGCTGTACTTGTAATGCCACCACCCTCAAGAAGGGTGTCATAACTATTTTTAAGCTGCCCAACAACATCAGACAATTGTTTTTTAGCTTCAGCTTTTACATCCGCTTTTTCTTGTACTTTTTCTTGTTTTTGAGCAATGTTAAATTCAGCCAACATTCTGCTTGTTGCTTGAGAACCTTGTGCTAATGCAGCAGCTTGTGCTTGTGATTGTTTAAATTGTTCAGATGATTGAATCCTATTAGACAATTCTGCAAAACGCTTATCAGCAGTTTCATCATCAATAGCACCAGTTGCATAGCTTTGGCTATATCTTTGTGCTGTTGCCCTCAAAGCAGGAGGAACATTAGGGTCATTGGCGAAAATATCAAATGGATTGTCTTGAATTTGCGCTTGCTTTGGAGCGCCCGCAATAACTTCAGGCTTTTGTGTAAATGGATTTATCCGAACAAGTTGTTCGTTCTTTCCAAGTTTTGTAAGTTCACCAGCCATACCCTTATTGACAGCAAATAACTCAGCAAGCGACTTTCGACCTTCTGGGCTTGCCATCAATCTAGGTGCTAGTGCTTCCAAACCAAGACCTGCCGCTTGAGGTTGGTTTGGCCCTGCGATCTCTTGACCCATCATGTTGGTAACTGGTGTCTCAGCAAATGTCTGTGGACGATAGGCTTGTGTAATCAAGTTCTCAACACCTTGCTGACGCATCAATGCTTGTTGCTCAAGTTCTTTCTTTTTCTTGAGTTCTTGCAGTTGATACGCTTGCAATTGATCTTGCAAAGTATTTTGCATAGCGCCTTTATACGCTTGCTGACCTTGTTGCAATCCTTGTGCGATAGATGCACCAGTATTACCGCCTTGGAACAATCTACCTGCTAAAGCATACAAGGCTTGTGCTTGGGCATCATCTCTGTTGCGCTTGATGTCCTCTGGAGACATACCGAGCAGACCCATTGTGTCTGAGCCACTAGTACCAAAAATGTCTAATAGTCCTGCCATGATTAAAACTCCAAAGAACCCATGTACTCACCAGAGTTAGGGTTTAACGCAGGTGAACTACCAAGCCAGTTAGAAGCGCTGTTCCACAAGTTACTAATTCCTGTAGAACCGCCTAGATTCTTGTACAAGCCACCAACAGTAGCCGCTGTACCTAACAAGTTTTGCAAAGTAGATGTATCTGCCGCACCACTTGTCGTAGACGATGCAACACGACCTAATGGGTTGCCGTAAACCAATGACAGATAGTTCTGCAAGTTCTGTTGAGGTTGGTTTTGCAAGAAGTTAAATCTAGCCATGTCAGCCTGTTGCTGTGCGCCTGTGTAACCCTCACGAGCCTGACCTGCCGCTAACATATTCTGAATGTCTTGGTAATCAGCAGAAGCCATTTGTGGAGCAGCCATCGTAGCTTGCTGTTGCATACCACGCTCTTGAGCATAGTTCTGATAAGCCAGTTGACCAGCAGTATCAGCCAAACTCTTAGCAAACTGACCACTTGCACGATCTTGCAAAGCGTTCATTGCACCACCGCCATAGCGACCTGCACGAGAAGCCGCAGAACCTACATCACCCAAAGTCTGCTTAAATTGAGCCTCAGCCGCTGTTGCCGCAGGCTGGAAAGCACCTTGAAAGAATGGATTGCCTTGCAAGAATCCACCAGAGATAGTGTTTTGCAATTGTGTTTGTGCCGCACCTAATAAGGGATTACCCTGAGAAGCACGAGCCTCAAGAGCCTGTAAACCAGTTTGGGTAGTTTGTGAAGGACTTACATAAGTCTGACCACCATAGTACTGAGGGCCACCGCCTTGATACAGCTTTTGTGCCTCAGTCAAACCATACGATAGAAATGGTTGGATTGTTGGGTCAATTTGAGAAGTGGTAGTAGTCGCCATGTTTTACTCCTAGAGTTTCGGATTCCATAGCGGGTCATCCACGGAATCCATTATAGATTGAAAGTTATCCGATAACAACATATTTGTATGTCTTATTAGCGGTTGAGTTTGCGGGGTGCGTAATTGTTGCTGTACCTTGACCTTGTGAACTTGTGTAAATAACAGAAGAATCAGCATAAGCCGCAGCAGAGGCACGAACAAACATAACTACACTATCTGCACTAATTCGCCTGTCATCCAAGGTAGTAGTAGTAGCGCCACCAGTAGCCAATGTTACTGAGCCAGTATTATTAGACTTTCCGTCCATAAGACCACGCACGACCTCGGCAACTTGACGCTGATCGCCACCAAAAGGAGGGAGACTTCTAAACATCATCGAGTCCCCTGTCCTTGTAACTCAACATCCAAAGCAACAGCAGTTTTCCAAGTGCCAGTCGGAATAACTCTAAACTGATGGAAGTTGCCATTAGACCTCAGAGATACCCTGTTATCAGAATCAGCCGATACCGCTGTGCCAAACGATGGTTGCTCACTTAAAAGCGTCCTAGAAGCCACAGAAACAGTCGCAGAGCCTCCGTCAATCATTGGACGAGCCAAAGTAACTACCGATCTGCCGCCTGCGTTTAGATCGCCTGTAATGATCTGCCCTGTTGCTGGCGCTCCGTTATAGGTCATCACACGAGTTCCAGAAGTTCCACCAAGGAAATACTTACCGCCCATGTAAAGGATAGAGTCCAAGGATACTGTCAAAGCATCAATGCTGTTAGAGATCGAATCTAGTCCCTCAAGCGTAGTGGCAGAGGTAGAAGCGTCTGAAATGTAATCAGTACCTGCGTCTCCGTAAGTCCACTTCTGGGTTTTAAAGTTGTAAATAATCAGTTTACGCTGTGCAAATGTAGTCTTGAAGTTCCATATAACTAACTTGCGTACAGGGTCAACAGCCGCTGACATTGTGTCAAATGCACTTTCATCAGCCTCACCAAAGAACCACCGATCTACCTTTTCTGCACCAATGGCAACAACAGATTGTCCATCGCACATATAGAAACCATCGTCACTTAAGAAGAATGTGATACCTTGGACTTGAGCAATAGAACTTGCCGCAATACATCCCTTACCACGAGAGATATTGTCAAACTGGAAAACAAAAGGAGTGCCGACATAACTCATGCGGCTAATGCCTTTTTCCATCAAGACAAGACCAAACTCACCACCACGGATGCCAACAATCTGACCACCATCAGGAATATCTTGGTAATCAGCTTGTGTTACTTGATCTGTTCCCCATGCAGTCTCATCGTTAATTCCAGACCATCTAACCCGAGTTGGATAGACAGTAGAACTTTCAGTCGTAAACGCTGTCACCACGAAATCACGAACAACAGTCAAAAACTTACATTTAGGCGCACCAGCCGCTAAGTCAGCAAATGCAGTAGAAGTTCCCAAAGTGTAGGCTTGCATTGGGTCACTATTGTTAGTGCCAATAATCACATTGCCAAACTGAGTAAAACGGAATCTATCGTTGGAGGCATTAGGCGTATAACCACCAGACTTTGAAACATTCGTCAAAGCACCAACACCAGAAACATCAAAAATCTTTGTAGTGCCAGCCGCAAACAACTTAGTAGCGTTTATAGGGGTTTTCCCTGCTACCAATGTAGTAAGATTTTCAGAAGCCGCAGCAGAGAAAGTAGCCGCTGTTGGAAGTGGGCCATAGCCTACAGCCTGAGAAACCACATTCTTAGCGTCAACCAAAGCACCAGTAATGCTAGGTTGGTCAGGCATCCATTCACCAAATGTTAGTTTTGTCGTAGCCATGTGTTACTTCCTTGAGCCTGAATTGTCCATGTGTTGTCATTGGCAGACACAGGTGTCCATGTATTTGTGTCACTAGAAACTACTGTCCAAGTGTTTGAATCGCTAGATACTGGTGTCCAAGTATTGTCGTCCTCTGGTACTGGTGTCCAGTTTTCACCAAGAATAACACCCTTGGCTATGATCGTAGCCGTACCAGTTACAGCCGCAGAACCTGCATATCTTGCAGTTGCATTTGCTGTCAATGTTGCATTAGCACTAACACTTGCACTTGCGTCTGCTACCCTAATTGCTTCAGCCGTTACAGTAGCTGTTCCGCTAATACTACCAACAGCGTTCTGAACACGGATTCCAGAGGCGCTTACAGTAGCGTTTCCTGTGATAGCCGCTACACCTTCAGCAACAATACCGCCATTAGCCGTAACAGTTGCATTTCCAGTAATCGAGGCAACACCATCCTTAACGATGCCGCCTACAGCAGTTACTGTTGCATTGCCATCAATGCTTGCACTACTAAATTGGACTCTTGTACCAATTGCACTAACTGTTGCATTTGCGTCTATTGCACCAGAGCCAAACTGAACCCTGATTGCTGAACAAGTTGAAGTAGCATTAGCCGTGATACTTGCACTAGCTAACTGAACACGAGTTCCACTAGCCGTTACTGTTGCCGTTCCATTTACTGCCGCCCCACCATACTGAACCCTAGTGCCATTAGCTGTAACGCTTACAGACGCAGTTACAGACCCATAGGCATCCCATAGGGTTACTGAAGTGGTGTAGAGTGGACTATCGAGTGTGAGTGTTAAGTCATCAATGCTAGACTTTAATTGGTCTAGCGAATCAATCGTCCACGGAGGCAGTAAATCAGCCATCTCACGCCAATGTGACGCTCAACGAACCAGAGGCAATACGGAATACATCACCAGTTGCAATCGTCTTAGAAGCATCTAGTGGAGTGTGATACAGCAAGTTGCCTGTAGTCAAAGCATCACGGATTCCAATGTGTGTAATTGTTCCCCATGCACCACCAGCTTGAGGAAACTCAATAGCAGCAGAGTTCGTTGAAGCACCATTGCTAGGCGCACCAAATGTAATCGCCTGACGAGCATACGATGTACCAGAACACTCAGTACCTGTGTCAGCGTCTGTTGGGTCAGAAGTGTAGAGTGCCAAGTACACAGTTGTTGGTGCTGTGTAGGTTGTTGCTCGGAGAGTGCCGTTAATTAAGGCGTTCTCAAGATAGTTTGACATTTCAGCCATAGTTTCACCTTGGGGTTAATTTCATTGCTAATGGAACACCAGAGTACTGACCTTGTTCGTCAGACTTGGCAAGAGAGGCAATCGCTCTGTCGTACATAGTTCCCCATGTATTGATTCGAGCATCGTTCATTAAATACGGCTCTGCCTCAATCAAAGAAGCATAGAGCAAAGCATCAGGCGCAACATTCAAAAACACATTTGACGCATTGGTGCTTGACAGATATGC